TCGAGGCGGGCGCGGCGGACGACGCCGCCTACAAGGCGTACATGCGCGACCACCACGGCATCGAGGTGAGCTGAGTCATGGGCAACGTCATCCACCACCACAGACCGGCGAAGGACATCACCTGCCGGGCCGACAGCGCCATCGTCGCCGGCACGTTCGTCGTGCTCGCCGGGGCCGAGGTCGACGGGCTCCCGCTCGTCAGAACGGCTGGCGCCGGCGCCCGCCCTTACGGCGTCGCGATCAGCGACCGGGCGAGAGGCGAGAACGTCCTCGTCACCCGGGGTGGCACGCTGCCCATCCTCGCCGGCGGCAGCATCACGGCCGGCGACGACCTCAGCTCCGACGCGAACGGTAGAGCGGTCAGAGCGACCGCCGTCGACTTCGACAACAGAAGAGCTGCCACGTTCGTGGCCGCCCAGGCAACCACAACCGCGTCCTCGGCCGAGATGGTCAGAGGCACGCTGACGCTCGGCGCCTAGGAGGGAACGAGCATGGCACCTAACCCGTCCCAGTTTCCGCTCGGCGCCCCGACGACGAGCGGGACCGCCATCACCGTCGACCAGTGGCTGAACTCGCCGACGATGATCACGCGGTCGCTCGCCGACATGGTCGTCCAGTCGGAGGACTTCTTCATCGGCGACGTCTTCGCCGGCCTGTCCGACGTGCAGGGCGGCGCGATCGTCTTCAACCCGGTGCTCGCGAACTCGCTCTACAGCGACCGCGACGTGCAGGAGATCGAGCCCGGCGGCGAGTACCCGATCCTGTCCTCGGACATCGGCGAGCCGAAGGTCGCGAAGGTCAGAAAGTTCGGCGGCCGGATCTTCATCACCGACGAGGCCAGAAACCGCAACCGCACCGACGTGTGGAACCGGGAGCAGGCCAAGCTCGGCTTCACCCTCACCCATCAGCTCAACGCGGTCGGCACCGCCGTGCTCGACGCGGCCATCGCCGACACCGACGCCAGCACCGGCGGCAGACGCGAGCTGAGAGGCACGTCGTGGCTGCTCGCGGCCCAGACCAGAGCGCTCGACTGGACGCCGATGACCGGCCCGGCCGCGGACCTCGGCGCGGCGCTGAAGCAGTTCCGTGACGAGAGACAGGGCCTCCGCCCGGAGGTGCTGATCACCTCCACGCTGGAGGGCTACTACCTCGACATGATCTTCGGCGACAAGCCGGGCGGGGTGCAGGGCTTTCTCGACCGGTTCGGGATCAGAAGACACTTCGTCTCCTCCTACCAGCAGGACGGCCGCGCGAAGCTCGTCGCCCCCAAGAAGGTCGGCGTCGTCGGCTACGAGGAGGGCCTCAACACCCGCGTCAGACGCGACGACGACGTGGACGTCACGTGGGTCCAGGCCAGAGCGATGCCAGTCTTCCTCGCCGACAACCGCTGGGCGATCCTCGAGCTGACGAACCTCAACGCGAGATCGTAGGCGATGGCGACCCGCGTGCAGATCACGAAGGCCGGCGACGGGCGCACCGTCGCCGGCTTCGTCGACCCCGTGAGAGCGGGGGAGACGGTCGCGGTCGACGCGAGAACCGCTGCTGCGCTCGTCGCCGCCGGCACCGCGCTGTACACGTCCGCTCACGACGAGGCCGCGTAGCCATGGCCGCTCCGGATTGGGCACCGACACCAGACCAGGTCGCGGCCGTGCTGCGTGCTCGCACACGCGGGAAGGGCACGGGCGCGACGCAGACGATGGAGCAGGGCAGATGGACGGAGAACACCCGTCCGACGCTCGACGAGGTGACGCGCCTGATCGAACTGGCCTGCGACGAGGTGACCGCGACGTTCGAGGGCCGCTCCCCGTGCTCGGAAGCGACACGGGCAGCGGCCCGCGCCGCCGCGATCTACAGCGCCGCGGAGACCATCGAGATCTCCTACAACCCGGAGTCCAACGGCGACGGGTCCGCTGTGACGGCGCTCGGCGAGAAGCTCAGACGACTGACCGCGTCGGCGTCATCGATGGTGATCGCCCGCTGTCCGCTGGACCCCGACGATCCCGGCGACGACGGCGGGTCGCTCGCGCCCGCCGGCCGTGGCCGTGACCCCCGCTACCCGGTCATGGGGCTCAGCACCCGCTGGTGATCGCATGGACCTGATCATCGACAGCCTCGGCGAAGAGCTCGTCGCACGGCGGCTGCTCGGCGTCGCCGGCCGCGTCGTCGACATGCGCGCCCCGATGCGCGAGCTGCTCGACCGGCTGCGGCAGGTCGAGCGCCGCCAGTTCGACTCGCAGGGCGCCTACGGCTCCGGCGGCTGGCAGGCCCTCGCGCCATCCACGGTCGCGAAGAAGGGCAACGACCGGATCCTCGTCGACTCCGGCGCGCTGTACGCGGCGATGACCGGCGAAACCGGCGACAGCATCTCGGTCGCGCTGCCGGACGGGCTCGACTTCGGCACCACGCTGCCATACGCGGTCTACCACCAGCAGGGCCGCGGCGTCCCGCAGCGGCGCGTCGCGCAGCTTCCTGACGTGGTCCGGCGCGACATGGTCCGGATCCTCCAGCGGTCGGTGATGGAGGAGACGCGGTGACGCGGCTGCTGGGTCCGATCGTCACGCCCATGTCGGTCAGACAGGGCGTCAAGCGGCTGCTGACGCCGGCCAACGTCGGCGTGTACGCGGACGAGATCGTCCGGCAGGAGCATCCGGCCGGCACTGACCTCACACACCTGCGCATCCTCCGCGTGCAGGACGTCGCGTTGCGGGAGGAGTTCCGGCTGCCGGAGATCCAGCTCCCCGCGCTGCTCATCCGCTGCCCGAACTTCGAGCCGACCTACCGGGACGGCAGCGGCTCCTACACCGTCAGAGCCCGCCTTTCGATCGCGGTGATGCTGCTCAGTAGCGACCACGACGGCGAGGACGGCCAGTACGTCGCCTCCGTGCTCGGCATGGCATGCGCGGCGCTGATCGTCCAGAACCTCGAAGGGTTCGACGACCGGATCGACGACGTCGACTGGCTCGGCGTCGACAACCTCGAGGTCGTCGATCAGAGATCCCGCGCGATGCACGGCGTCAACCACGGGTTCGAGCTGACGATCGGCGACGTGCTCACCGACCTCGGCGGTCCGCTGCCGCAGATCACCGACCCGCCGATCGGCGACGACGCCGCGAACCCCGGCGACCTTCCGCCCGTCGAGACGACGGGCAACACCACGACCCCTGTCGAGGAGATCGACCCATGACACAGACCATCGAGGTGGTGAACGTCGCGCAGCGGCCGGTCGACCTTGACGGCGGCCAGGTGCTCGCGCACGGCGAGCGCGGCAAGGCGCCCGACAGCGACCTCACCCGCGCACAGGTCGACGCCGGCCTGCTCGCTGTCGACGACACGCCCACCAGACCGGCGAGAGCCGCGAGAGGAGACGAGGCCTGATGGCGCTCTCGGAAGTCATCGTCCGTCGCGGCGACCGCGGCCCTGCCGTCCAGTCGCCCGACGACGTCAGCACCCGGTTCGAGGCGGTCATCACCGAGCGCGGCCCGGTCGGCGTGCCGATCGTCGCCGTCTCCAAGCGGCAGATGCACGACCTCGTCGGCGACAACCAGCCGTACACGACGCTGCGCGCCTGCGACGCCTACTTCGACGAGGGCGGCACCCGCGTGGTGCTGTCGCGGGTCGTCGGTCCGGCGGCGAGAGCGGCCACGCTCGCGCTCAGAGACGGCTCGTCGGGCACGGTCCTGACCTGGACCGCTGAGGGCCCGGGCGCCTGGTACCACGGGCTGACGATCTCCGTCGCCCCCGCGACCGGGACCGATCAGACGATCACCGTCAAGCTCAACGGCACGGTCCTGGCCAGCGGGGTCGCGACCGACGCCGCCTCCGCGAAGGCGATCATCGACTCCGCCGGCTACGGCACGGCCGCGATCGGCGCCGGCACCTGGTCAACGATCGCCGCGCTCACCGACAGACCGCTCGCCGGCGGCGACGACGACCGCGCCAACATCAGAGACGCCGACGTGATCAGAGCGCTGACCGCGTTCTCCGACGCGCTCGGCCCCGGCTCGGTCTGCGCCTCGGCCTGGACGTCGGCCACCGTTCACACGGCGCTCGCGCAGCACGCGAGAGTCGACAGCCAGGGCACCGGCTACAACCGGTTCGCGCGCTGCGACCTGCCCGACCTGGCCGACGCCGCCACGTTGATCAGTCAGGCGAGAACGATCCGGGCACTGCCCGACGCGAGATTCGCGCAGCTGATCGCCGGCTACGTCACGATCACCGTCGCCGGCGTCACGATCGCCGTCCCGCCGTCCGGTCACCTCACCGGCCGCGAAGCGCTCTGCGACCGGGAGAACGCCGCCGGCCCCGGCCAGCCGTGCGCGCAGGGCTTCGGGATCTTCGAGACCGCGACCGGCGTCACCCGCAGATGGTCCAGAAGCGACATGCTCGCGATGAAGGACGCCGGCATCACGCTGATCGTCCAGGACCCCGACGGCAACGTGTTCGCAGAGGACGCGATCACCGCCGTGGACCCGGTCACCTGGCCGGCGTTCGCCGAGGTCAACGGCATGCGGGTCACGATGGCGATCCACAACCAGATCCGGCAGGTGCTCAAGGCGCGCCTGTCGGCGCTGATCGACGCCAAGGGCCAGCTCGCCGCCGCGGCCGCGAAGGACTGCGTCGGGATCTGCTCAAGCTGGTATCAGCGCGGCGCGCTCTACGGCGAGACGCCCGATGAGGCGTTCGCGGTGACCGTCGTCGGTGACGCTGCCAGACGGACCCTGACCGGCACCACCCAGCTCCGCACGACCCCGTCGACCCAGCTGGTCGACATGACCATCGTCCAGGTCGCCGCCGGCGACACGATCTGAGGAGGCGCCAGGTGGCACCGACCAAGGAAAACCGGTTCCTGGTGACCGTCTCGCGGATCACCGGCGGGCACGCTGACCGAGGCGTGTTCGACAGCTTCGACGGCGGCGAGGTCGCCGGCGAGGCCGACCAGTACCACGCCGGCGGCGAAGCGAGACCGACCTCCGACGTCTCGCCGGCGGAGGCGGCCGAGTTCACGGTCAGCCGCGGCTATGAGCCGGCGCGCGACGCGCCGCTGGAGCGCCTCATGCGCACCGAGATCGGCTACGAGTACAGCGTCGGCGTGCAGCCGACGCGCAACGGCGTGCCGATCCAGGGCACGCTCACGACCTACCGGGCCAGACTCGTCGCCGTCACGCCGCCCTCGCACGACTCGATGGGCAGAGACTGGGCGAGATTCGTCCTCAGATTCGTTCCCGAAGGGCTGCCGACATGAGCGACCTCTCGCCGCTCGACCGGCTGCGGACGCAGTACGAGGCGCGCCAAAGCTCGCGCACCGAGGACATCCCTATCTGGGCAGACGGTTCGCTGGTCGCTCGCATCGGGATGGTCGACACGAAGGGTGCCCGCGATTCGATGCGGACGATGATGCGGCTCCTCTCCGACGAGGCCGGCGAGCTGACGGAGCACGACCTCGCGGTGGTCGTCGCATCTGCCACCCGCGGCCTGTTCACGCCGGGCGACGACGGGAGACTGGAGCCGCTGGCCGACGAACACGGTCCGCTGTCGTTCGATCGAATGGGAGCGGCCCTTGGATTCCCGGAGGTCGACACGCCAGAGGGCGGTGTCATCGTCGCGCTCACGGAAGGCGACCCGCCGACCGTCAACTCGGTGCTGCTGCTCACGATCGCGATGCGGATCGCCGCGTTCCTTCAAGGCGCTGACGTGGAGCCCGCCGTCTCGGGGTCCTGAGCCCTGACGAGATCGAGAATGCGGCCTTCGCGTGGGCATACGGGATGGGCGGCCTCGCCGATCAGATGCTCGACGGCGATCCAGCTCAGCGCGCTGTCGCGCAGGCCGTACTCGTCAGGGCGATCGAGATACGGGACGAGCTTGACGCCGACCGCCTTCGCGCGCTGTTCGGCGGGTGACGCCTATGGCATCTGAGGACATCCTCATCAGACTGCGCCTCAACGGCGGCCGCGCGGTCAAGGCCGACCTCGTCGGGGTCAGTGCCGCGACGCGTGCGCTGGGCTCCGACGTGACCCGGTCCAGCATCGCGATGCGCGGCCTCGGAGCCGCGACCAACGGCGTCCGCGCGGCAGTCAACTCGGCGAAGATCGGCCTGCTCGCACTCGGCGCGACCGCGACCGCGGTGGGCGTCAAGGGCGTCACGGCCGGCCTCGGCTTCAACGCCGCGTTCCAATCGGCGAACACGTCGTTCACGACGATGCTCGGGTCGGGCAGAGCAGCGAGAAGATTCGTTGAGGACCTGCGCGAAGTGTCGGCCGGCACCCCGCTGCGTCTCACCGAGGTCTTCGACGCCGCCAAGCGCATGCTCGGCATGGAGGTGTCTGCGAGACGCACGGCGCGCACGCTCAGAGCGCTCAACGCGGCCGTACTCGCGACCGGCGGCAACAGCGATACGTTCAACACTGCGGCGCTCGCGCTCGGCCAGATTCAAGCGAAGGGCAAGGGGTCGGCGGAGGAGCTGATGCAGCTCGCGGAGGCCGGGGTGCCGGTGCAGTCGATCCTGCGCAAGCAGCTCAGACTGACCGCCGACGAGGTAGCTGACATCGCGAGATCGGGGATCAGCGCCGAGCGGATCATCGACGCGATCGCTCGGGGGTGGACGCAGAAGTACGGCAGCGCGGCTGAGAGAGCTCGCGGCGACTGGACAAACCAGGTCGCCGGCATGCGCAAGGACTGGGAGCAGTTGCAGCGCGTGGTGTCAGAGCCGCTGTTCAGACGTCTCAACAGAGACGTGTTTCCGGTCATCTCCAGGGCGCTGAGATCCGGCATCAGAGGCATGGAGACGGGCGGCATGCCGGGCCTGTTCGCCGGCCTCGACGAGGGCTTCGGCGCAGGCGGTCGGATCGTCGCGGTCTACCGAGCGATCGACTCGGCGATCAGAGACGTCAGTTCGACGATCACAGAGTGGTTCTTGCCCGCCAGCGAGGCCGCCGCCGGCTGGCTGGTGGCTCTGCCGAAGGAAGCGAAGCTCGCCTTCGCCGGGTTCGCGGCCGCTGCCGCGCTCGCGTTCGGCGGCCCGCTTGTCTGGGTGGGCGCGCTCGTCGCCGGCGCGGTGCTCGTGCACAAGCACTGGAGAGAGATCTCCGTCTTCTTCACAAAGCTGTGGGGCGACATCCAAGACGGCGTCCGCAACGGCGTCGGCGCCGCGCTGAGATGGCTCGGCGACCGGTTCTCGCTGACCGGCGAGGACGTGAAGCGGACCTGGCAGGCGATCCAGAACGTCGCGCGGGTCGCGTTCGCGGCGATCAAGGTCTACGCGGGCGTGTTCCTGGCCTGGTTCAAGCCGCTGTTCGAGCACGTGCTGCTGCCGGCCGCCAAGCGCACGTTCGGCGGCATCATCACGGCCGCGCGGGGCATGGCCCGGATCGTCGGCGGCGTGATCAAGATCGTCACCGGCGTGCTCACGCTCGACTTCGGGAAGGCGTGGCAGGGCGTCAAGCAGACGTTCTCCGGCGCCGCCGAGTATCTCGTCGGCATCTTCCAGGCGATCACTGCCCCGGCGCGGTCGGCGATCGAAGGCATCTGGAAGGGGCTGGCTGCCGGCGCGAAGGCGGCGTTCGACGCCGTCAAGGGCGTTGTGATCGGCGTCATCAACGAGCTGATCAAGGCCTACCAGAGCACGCTCGGGCGGGTCCCCGGGGCGCCGGACATCGGCCTGATCGACGGGGGCAGCGGCGGCGACGACGTCAACCCGTACGGCAGACGCGCCGGCGCCCGGCTCAGAGGCCGCTACTCGCGCGGGGCCAGACAGTTCGCCGGCGCGATCGGCCTCACGCCCATCACAGCCGGAGCACCGACCACCCAGGTCTTGCCGCTGAACGTCAAGGTGGTAACCGGCGACCGTGCGCTCGGTGAGGCGAACGGCCGCTACGAGCTGAAGGCGGACCGGTTCCGATGAGCAACCGTGCTCTCGACTCCGCCGCGCAGCGCGCCGCCGCTCGCAGCCGCGACCAGGCCGAACGGGCACAAGCCGCCGCTGATCAGGCGCGCGCTCGGTGGAGACGCCGCAAGACGGTCGAGCTCGCGCACGACGAGGTCATGCTCTACAGCGACGAGACGAGAGTCCTGGTCCGGGCCCGGCTGGGCGACGGCTACCCGCACCGGATCCCGGCTGCTGGCGGCTGGGAGGACGAGGCGCGGCCCGGCCAGGTCGCCGCGACCGTGTTCCGTGGCGCTGACGCCTCCGACCGGCTGCCGTTGAACCTCATCCTGGGAGGCTGGCCGCGGCCGCCGAAGGGCGGCGCGTCCGCCTCTGAGCAGGTGCGGCTGCTGCGCGAGCTGGGCGTCCAGGAGCCGGGTGCGCGGCGGGGCGCTCGCCCGCCGCTGATCAGAGTACGCGGCGTTGGTGTCCCGCACGGCGGCGACACGTGGTTCATCGAGTCGATCGAGTTCGACAGCGACCCGCGATCGTCGGTCAAGGTCGGCCGGCAGCTCGTCAAGGCGAAGGTCACCGTCACGCTCCGGCAGCACGTGCCGGTCGAGATGGCGATCCTCGACACGGACCGGCGCAGAGGCAAGCCGGGGTGGCGGCGGTACAGAGTGCCGAGAGGGCAGGACGCGTGGGAGATCGCCCGTGACGTGGTCGGCACGCGCGGCGCTCGGCAGGCGCGGGCGACGATCCGGCAGTTCAGATGGGCGTCCGGGCCGAGAAGAGGCAAGCGGGTCCGTGATCCGAAGTTCATCAGAGCCGGCGACGTGCTGCTGATCCCGACCAGACCGGTCGAGCTGTGGGGCCCGCAGGCGGCGACAGGGATCGGGGCCATCGGATGAGCATCGTCAACTGGGAGCCGACCACCCGCGCCCTGCACGGGGACATCGTCCTCAACGGCAAGACGATCGACGTCGCCGTCGGCGGCATGCTCCAAGGCTTCGAGGAGAGTCTCGAGGTCGACGGGTCCCCGATCATCCGCCTCAGCCTCCTGGACCCGGAGCGCCAGCTCGTACGATCCGGCCTGCTCGACCTCGAACCCGATGACGAGGACGCGCTCAAGCGCGAGGTCGAGCTGGTCGTCGACGG